AATCATACTGGGAATTTAACTTATTCTTTAAAGTTACAAATTAGAATATCAAGCAAAAGAGTATACACAGAAAATAGGTTCTTATCTTTATTAGAGGTACAAAAATGAATCAAGTTTTTAGTATTTATAACCTGTTAACAAAAGAGATAACGTCAAAAATAGTGTGTTCAAAAGAAATGGTAGAATTACAAACACAAGAAGATGAAGGATATATAATTGGCTATGAAGACCCCCTTACTCATAGAATAAATGATACCGAAGACGGCTTTATAGAGTTGTCGGATACAGAAAAAGAAGACCAATTATACCTTAAACGTGAAAATACAAAACCAACTCTTTTGGATGTTTCATTATCCGACACAGAATTAAATGAAGTTATCGAAGATTATTTTTTAAATCGAGTGGATGCAGAGACATGGAGAAAATCCAATTATAGCTACCTACGAGAGAAAGCTTATCCAGACGAAACAGAATATAAAACTGACGCAGAAATAAAGATAGGTTCAGGAATCCCTGAATACGTAGAGGCAGGAGAGCTGCAATTGCAACAGTATTACGAAGACTGCATTAACGTTAAAATAAGATTTCCTAAGGAGTAAGAATGGCAAACAAGACTTGGACAGCAACAGACCTAAACATGGGCGTTTTGAGACTTAAACGTGACGACGTAGAAGGTACTTTATCAATTATGGAAGGGTATTCATATGCCGATGAAAATGGTGATACCATTGAAGATCTACCAAAGAAAACAATTTCTACTACAGTAGCATATGCAGATTTGCCTGATACTGTGATTACAGGGCTACTTACTGTTTTTGAATATATTTACGGGCAAGCATTAATCGAAGAAGGAATGGAGTAAAATGCAAATTATAGTTAATAGGTTTACTTCAGATGCTGATACTACAATTAGTACACTTTCTGTAGATAATCGTTTTATTTGTTTTGGTTTAGAAGATGGACATAGAGATATAAAAGTAATAAATGAAACCAGAATACCAGCGGGTACTTATGCTGTAAATATAAGAACAGTAGGAGGTCTTCATAATAGATACAAAAAACGATTTAGTGATAATCATAAAGGAATGCTTCATATCTTAGATGTTCCTGGTTTTGAATACATTCTTATCCATTGTGGTAATGATAATGATGACACAGGAGGCTGTTTACTGGTAGGTGAGGGTGCTAATACTCGTAAAGGTAATATGTCCATTACAAGTAGTGTCAGGGCTTATAAAAAGCTTTATCCTAAAGTAATCAATGCAGCTATTATGGGTAGGCTTTACATAACTTTTAAAGACAATGACAGGTAAATATTTATGGAAACACAAGTAACGTGTAAAATATCTTATGAGAATTTAACGGCAAAAGAGAAAAAAGAAATATGTAATGGCTGTGGTGGTAAAGGTGGGTTTGTTAGACCACCTCATAAAGCTTTTTATAAAGCATCATGTAACCATCATGATTATGCTTATTTTGTTGGTTGTACTAAAGAAGATAAAAATAAAGCAGATAAAATGTTTTATAAATTGATGATAAAAGATTGTTCATCTTTACCCTGGTATTCTTATATCAGATATAGACCGTGGTGTTGGTTATACTACAATGCTGTTAAAATGATTGGTAGTAAATTTTTTTATTATGGAGATGCCAAAAGGTATCCAAAAAGAGAGGTGTATTAGTATGAAAAAAGTATGTATGGTTTTTATGAGTATGCTGTTTATTGGTTCACTTTTGATCAATGGATGTACTATTAGTGATGCAGATAGAATTGCTAAAAAGATTAATGCAGTACATGATACTATTAAAGTAGTAATTACTGATAATACTATTAAATCTAAAATTCCTATGGATAAGTGGGATGAGCTGGTAATTCTTGAAGGTAAATACCAAAAAGCTAAAGTAGATTATATTGCAGCAAGAAAAGCAAATAGTGCAGATAGCTGGTCTATTTTAAAAGAGATGGCATCTTATGGTAATAGTATTTTAACTATTATTGAACCTTTTCCTTTTCTTGGTAAATATGCTACTGAAGTCAAAGTAGCATCCACTACCATAAAGGCTCTAATAGGTCTATTTTAAGCTATTTAAACAGTAACTGATACAAAGGCATTAGAAAATTGTAAACATCGTTTTTTAGTGCCTTTAAACTTCTTATATGTATTAGTTATTGACTAAATTTAATTACTTGTTATAGTTTATTTAATTTTATTAACAAAAAGGTAGGTATATGGCTGAGTTAGAAAACATGTCTTCAAGCGAATGGGTAAATCCTCCTTCAGTTGAAGATTTAAAAAAGAATATAGATGATGCTGATATTGATCAAGCTGAACACCTTACTAAGGTTAAACATTGGCTTGATAATCTCAATGTAGAAGGGTCAGCTAAACCAGTTAAAGTTGCGGGACGTTCTTCAGTAGCCCCGAAGCTTATTAGAAAACAAGCTGAATGGCGCTATTCATCTTTGTCTGAACCTTTCCTTAGTTCACCTGATATTTTTAACGTTTTACCGAGAACTGCTGGTGACAGAAAAAGAGCACAGCAAAATGCACTTCTTTTAAACTACCAATTTAATAATGTTATTGACCGTGTTAATTTTATTGACTCATATGTAAGAGATGATGTTGATATTGGAACAGTCATTGTTAAAGTTGGTTGGTATTCAGAAACAGAAATTGTAGAAGAAGAAGTACCCATATTTGAATTTCAGCCTGTAGTTAATGAAGAACTGCTTAAGCAGTATTTAGCTTGGCTTGAAATGAGAGAAACTAATAAAGACCTATATGCAGAAGTATACAATCCAGGTATAGATCAAGCATTAGATATCTTAGTAGAAACAAAAGAACTTGTTATTCCCAGGCAAGTAGGTTCTGAACTGGTTGAAACTTTAAAAGAAATTAGAAATGAACCTACGGTAGAAACCTGCTTGCCAGAGAATATCATTATTGATCCTTCTTGTAATGGTGATTTAAATAAAGCTGAGTTTATTGGTGAAAGATTTAAATCAAGTTTATCTGCTCTTAGAAAAGATGGTAGATACTATAATTTAGATAATCTTGATACCTCATCAGCAGATCCATTAACTGATCCAGACCATGAAGAAGGTCCAGACAACAATACTTTCAATTTTGATGATGAAGCAAGAAAACAATTTATAGTACATTCATATTGGGGTAATTGGGATATTAGTGGTAAAGGTGTTGCAGAACCTATCTGTGCTTTTTGGGTTGGTAATACTATGATACGTCTTGAAAGAAACCCTTTTCCATTTAAGAGACCTCCTTTTGTTAAGGTAGTTTATATGCCTGTAAGAAAATCTTCTTGGGGTCAACCAGATGGTGAACTACTTGAAGATGGGCAAAAGGTTATAGGAGCAGTTACAAGAGGTATTATTGATCTTCTTGCTAAGTCAGCTAATAGTCAAACTGCTTTTAAAGAAGGTGCTATTGATCCTACTAATATGCGTAAATTTAAAAGAGGTGAAGACTATAAAGTTACTGGTTCTGAATCACCTCAGAATTCAATTTATATGCATAAGTATCCTGAAATACCCAACTCAGCTTATAGTCTTATTGCTTTAGAACAGAATGAAGCAGAATCTCTTACAGGAGTAAAAGCTTACTCTTCAGGTATTTCAGGCGAAGCTCTTGGATCAAGTGTACGTAATGGCAGATCAGCATTAGATGCTGCAAGTAAAAGAGAACTTGGTATCTTACGTAGATTGGCTCATGGAGTAGTTCAAATAGGTCGTATGATTATTGCTATGAATGCTGAATTCCTTTCAGAGGAAGAAGTAATTCGAGTAACTAATAAACAATTTATTCCTATTAGAAGAGATGACTTACAAGGTTCTTTTGATTTAGAACTCACTATTTCTACAGCAGAAGAAGATGATAAGAAAGCAGAAGAACTTGCTTTTATGTTACAAGCTTCTGGTAGTACAATGGATGCTGGCTTAAAGCAAATGATTTTATCTGATATTGCTCGATTAAGAAAGATGCCAGCTATTGCAGATAAGATTGAGGCATATAAACCTGAACCTGATCCAATACAGCAGATGCAAATGCAATTACAGCTTGAGTTATTAAGAGCACAGGTTGCTAAAGAACAAGCATTGGCTACTAAACATGCTTCTGAGGCAGAGCTTAATGGTGTACAGGGTGTACAAGCAGCTACACAGGCAAGATTTAATGAAGCTAAAGCAAATACAGAACAAGCTAAAGCAAGAAGTCTTGGTAGTGATGCAGATATTAAAGATCTTAATTTTGTTGAACAGAGTGAAGGTGTAAATCAAGCAAGAGCAGTTGAACAGATTAAAGCTAAACAAAATAATAAACCAACTCAGGAGAAGTAAAATAAAAATTTATTTTGGTACAAAAATTATTGAAGCAGAACCTTGTAAAGCATGGAAACAGTTTGGTAACCACTGTATTAATACAGAAGGGTATAAAATAAAGTATCCTGATGGTTATATTTCATGGAGCCCTAAAACTGTTTTTGAAGCTTGTTGTAAATCTAATGATAACTGGTCTACTTGTATTGAAGATAGAGATTTTTTCTAATAGCTATACTATTAAAGGAGAAGAAGTAATGAATGAAGCACAGAAAATTGAAATTTCAATGGAAGGTTTGAAAAGAAAAATTAGTACAATGAAAAATCTTCAACGTCTTTCAGAGAATGAAGATTTTAAAGAGCTTATCCTTGAAGAGTTTTGTAAAAGACGAGCTTTGGCTATGGTAGATATGGCAGTAGCTCCAGGCTTTTCAGATGAAACAAATAAAGAGTATATTAAGAATCAGCTTATTGCTGTAGGTAGTTTAAATACTTATATGCATAATGTACTTAAAGAAGGCGAAATGGCTATTGAAGCATTGGCAGAATCTGAAGCAGAACATAATATGGCTCTCAGGGAGGAATAATATATGCCTGAAGAATTAAGTCCATTAGAAATGTCAGATGAAAAATTTGATGAGATTAATCTTGAAGACATTGAACCAAAAGTAGAAGAGGAAGAGACTGTTAATGAAACTTCGTCAACAGAAAGTGAAGGTAGTGATAAAGAGGCCGTACAAGGCGAAGAGGCACTTGAAGTTGACAAGGAAACAGAGGATAGAGAAGAGGGAGTGGAGGTCGATTCAGTTGATAGCACTGATACCTCTGCTACCGAAGATGATGGATCAACAGAAATTGAAGAAGTATCTTCAGAGGAAGACGAAGCAATTGAAGAAACCGATGAGAGTTCCGACATCTCTGAGACCAAATCTACTGATACAGGAGAATCTACCGATGAGCAGGTGGTAGACTACAAAGCTGAATACGAAAAGCTTATGATGCCATTTAAAGCTAATGGTACTGAGATGCAAGCAAAGAGTGTCGAAGATGCTGTACAGCTAATGCAGATGGGTGCAGGGTATCATAAGAAGATGGCAGCATTAAAACCTGCTATACGCCAGATGAAGTTACTTGAAAAGAATAATTTACTTGATGATGATAAGCTTAATTACCTTATTGATTTGAGTAATAAAAATCCAGAGGCTATTCAGAAGCTGTTGAAAGACAGCAATATTGACCCTCTGGATATAGATGTAAATGCAGAAACAGCTTACAAACCAACTGAGAGGAAAATTACCGATACAGAAATCGCAATTGATGAGGTTATTAATGATATCCGTGATACCCCAACTTTCAAGCGAACTCTCAATGTCGTTTCCGATCTATGGGATGAATCAAGTCAAAATGCCATTGCCTCTGAACCTCAAATCATTAAAACGATCAATGGGCATATGCAAGATGGTACTTACGATGCAGTCATCAAAAGAGTTGATTATGAACGCAGCCTTGGTCGATTACAAGGCATTTCAGACATTCAGGCATACATGACTATGGGTAATGTAATGGCAGACGAAGGAGCGCTTTATAGAAGCGGTACAACTAAACCTGTTAAGCAACCAATTAGTGTGCCTCCAATTAAGAAGCAAGTTTCTAAAAAAGACATTGAAAGGCAAAAAAGAAAAATTGCAGCAAGTCCCACTAAAACAGCTAAGACCCCTGCTACAACTTTTAAAAGCCCACTTGAAATGACTGAAGAAGAATTTGCTAAAATTGATATTAACAAATTTAAAGATATATAAGGTAACAATATAATGACTGCTATTTATGGTGCTACAGACGGTTCAACTTCTTCTATTGGTGAACAGTTTCGTACTGATTACTATTATGCTAAATCTCTAAAAGAGATGCAGAAAGAAAAATATTTCACTCAGCTTGCTGATACTAAAAATCAGCCTAAAAACATGGGTAAAACCATGAAGATGTATAATATCATTCCTTTGTTGGATGAACGAAATACCAATGACCAGGGTATTGATGCTGCTGGTGTTATTCTAACATCTACTAAGTGGTACATTTTTGAAAATGGTGCTGCTGTTATTAATACTTCTGGTTATTCTACCGAAGCTTTGGCTCTTGCTGCTGTAACAGATTCTGATACACAGACTGTAACTCAAGGTTATGGTAATTTGTATGGTGGTAGTAAAGATATTGGTACTGTTCAAGGTAAGCTACCTGCACTTTCTGAAAATGGAGGTACAGTTAATGGTGTTGGTTTTACCCGTCTACCTATTGAAGGTTCTCTTGAAAAGTTTGGTTTTTTTCAGTCTTATACTAAAGAATCTGAAGACTTTGATACTGATCCCAATCTTGTAGCTGATAAGACCAGAGAGATGATTTTTGGTGCTCATGAGCTTACTGAGGCTATGCTTCAGATTGATCTTATTAATCATGCTGGTGTAGAGTTTTTTCCTGGTGCTGCTACAGTAGATACTATTGAAGAACTTACTGGTGAAACTGGTACTGATGTTGCTACTGTTATCGCATATGATGATCTTGTAAAAATGGATATTGAGCTTACCAATAATAGATGTCCTAAAAAGACAAAAATTATTACAGGTCATAGAAACACTGATACTATGGTAGTACCTGCTGCTCGTATTATGTATATTGGTTCTGAAATGTTACCTACTATGCTACGTATGAAAGATTATCATGATGAGAAAGCTTTCATTCCTGTAGCACATTATGCTGCTGCTGGTTCGCCTATCAATGGTGAAGTTGGTACAATAGCTGGTTTTAGAGTTGTTGTTGTACCTGAGATGTTTCATCACGCAGGTGCTGGTGCTTCTGTAACTTCTAATGCTGGTTATAGAGAAACCAATGATAAGTATGATGCATATCCTATGGTAGTTGTAGGTGATGAATCTTTCTCTACAATTGGTTTTCAGTCTAATGGTAAGACTGTAAAATTTAAAATTAAACATTGTAAACCTGAATCTCCTGAATCTTATGCAATGGATAAATATGGTGAAACTGGTTTTATGTCTATTAAATTTTACTATGGTTTCTTGCCTGAGAGGACTGAAAGATTAGCAGTTGCATGGTCTGTAGCTGAAATTTAATTTACCGGCTACTCATCTATTTATTGGGTGAGTAGCCTTTATATTTTTACTTGGAGAAGATTACATTGAATGAATTAGATGCATTGCTCACACTTAAAGAAGAAGCAGATAAACTTGGTATTAAATATCATACTAATATTGGTTTTGATAAACTTAAAGAAAAGGTAGATAACATGAATCAGACTGTAACTGAAGAAGCAAAACCTATTAAAAAAACAAAAGGTCAGATTAAAGCAGAACAGATTAAAGCAGCTAAACGCCTACATCATATCAGAGTTACTTGTATGAGTGATACTCGTAAAGGGTGGAAAGGTGATTGGTTTACTGTAATGAATAGTACTTTTGGTACCATTAAAAAATATGTACCATTTAACCTTATAACACATGTTGAATCATGTATTCTCAAACAACTTAAACGAAAGAAAAAGCAAGAGTTTTATGAAGTTCCTGGTAAATTTGGAACTACTGATAAAAGAGCACGTATGGTTCCTATGTTTGCTATTGAAGAACTTGATGATTTGTCTGTTGAAGAGCTTAAAGAACTCGCTACACAGCAAGCCGTAAATCGTAGCATTACTAAGGAATAATTTATGTCTACTTCAATTGATACTATACTTCTTGAAGATGGTGCATCTTTAGACGCCCCTGACGTATCCAGATTAACCGATACAACTGTAGGTGGTACTGGTGTATTCGATGTACTCATGACAGCCGTTAAATCGCATCTACAAGAAGAGTATGATGCTGATAGAATCTCTGGTAGTGAATATTCTCAAGTATGGCTTGGTGCTATGCAAGGTGCTATGAATACTGCACTTCAGTTTCTTTTAAATAGTCAGCAAGAAGAAAAAATCCAAGCAGAAATAGCATATACTCGTCAGAAAACTGTTACTGAACTTGCACAGACAGATGATGATATTCCTGTAGGTCTTGGTTTTAATGGTGATTACAATGTAGAAGGTCTTGTTGCTCTTCAGAAAGATAAACTTGAATTAGAAAGTACTTTAGTTGATGTTCAAGTACAACAAGCTGAAACACAAAAAGCTTTGGTTGGTCAGCAGATTATTTCTGAATTAGCTCAAACAAGTGATAATTTTGAAAATGCTGCTGTAGCAGGGTACGGTTATAATTCATCTACTACTCTTGCTGGTATGTTAAAAGTAGCAAAAGAAAAAGCTGCTGCTGAATTAGCGTTTACTGAACAGAAAACTGTTACAGAGCTTGGTAATACAAGTGATACTAAACCAAGTGATCTTGGAGAGATGACAGGTACTACAGCTATTACTGGTCTTGTTGCTTCACAGATAGAAAAGACTGATGCAGAAGTTACTCTCTTAGCACAGAAAGCTAATACAGAATTAGCTCAAACATCAGATACAGTTAAAATGGGTACTCCATATTTAAATGATGTTGTCTCTGTAAATGGTGTAATTAGTAAACAGAAAAACTTATATAATGCGCAGACTGATGGTTTTGTAAGAGATGCAGAGCAAAAGGTATTAAAAATTGTAGCAGATACTTGGTCAGTTATGGCTACTCAAAGTGCAGCTACTGCCAATTCGACTAATGGTTTAGATGATGATTCTTTAGGTGCTATAGTTACTAAAGCAAAGAATGGTATTGGTGTTTCATAATAATATACTTGTATAACGTTTAAAGGTATCAAATAATACGGTATAACTAAACTTAATATACCTATATCAGTATATAAATTAAAGGCATTAAATGGGCTTTTTTTCAGGTGAAACTAAAATTGATGTTTTTGCTAATACATGCCATCTTACAGATGTAGATACTACTTCTGTTGCTGATGCTGTATTATATGCTATTTTATCTGGTGAATCCATCGCGAGTTCAATACTTAATGTTACAATGAATCAGATGTCTAATCAGATGAAGCAATTTAGAGCATATGCAAAAGAATCTTATTCACTTGGTTTACCTAAAGTTACTTATGAATCGTCTGTAATCTTCCCTGAAGAAGATGTTACTGATGCCATTACAGCCGATACAAATGCTCCCTATGGTGTAGTATTAGATTTCCATTATGTAGCTCCTTTGGTGCCTTCAATGGTTGCTGCTCCTTATCTATTTTCACAACGAGGATGGGACCCAACAACAGGTTCTATATCAATTCTCCCATCAGGTTATGAATCAAAATATGGAACATGGTATGAAGGTTCTGTATATGAT